ATAAAATTGATTCTGCTCTTTTTTCTATTGATTACAGAACATAAAAAGTGAGGGGCTTTATGCAACTCATTATATTAGTTAAATGAGGGATAGTCATTGAGCTATAACTCAGAAAGGATTTATTATGGACAATACTACAACTACTACAACGACAACTGGGGTAACATCAAATCAGCAGTCTAGCGAACAGGTAACGACTGAAGCCGCAAAGACTTATACACAAGAAGAAGTTGATAAAATGCTACAACAGGAGACCGATCGCCGCGTTACTTCTGCTCTTGCTAAACAACAAAAGAAATTTGAAGCAGAAAAAGCAGAATCAGAGAAACTTAAAGACATGGACGAGGCGCAAAAGAAGGAGTATGAGTTCAATAAACGTGTACAAGAACTCGAAGCAAAAGAAAGAGAGTTCAATTTAACACAGAACAAACTAAGCGCAAGCAAAGTTATGGCTGATAGGGGATTACCTATTCAGTTCGTTGATTATATTGTTGCGGACGATGCCGATACCATGATGGAGAATATCAATTCTTTTGAAAAGGCATGGAAGGCCGCAATTGCTGATGCTGTGAGTACTCGTTTAGCTGGGTCTGCACCTAAAAATAGTAATGTAACACAGACAGGTCTCTCAAAGGAGCAGTTCAGTAAGATGACTCTAGCACAGCAAGCTGAACTATATCATACAAACCCAGAGTTGTATAAGGAAATGACAGCTCGATGATAATTAAGGAGATTTATAATGGCACATAAAATTTATGAGAATTTCGTGCTTGAGAATAAGCTCGAAGATCTTTTAACTACGCATATTAATATGAATCAGTTCGCTACTGCTGATAATTCTCTTCAGGGCGAACCAGGAATGATTAAGAAAATCCATCAATATACTGCAAGTGGTGAAGTTGAAGATCTTGCTATGGGAGATGGAAATACAAAGGATATTGAAGTTTCTTTCACTGAGAAGGAATATAAAGTAGGAACTACACAGGGTAGATTTGCTTATTATGATGAGCAGGAGATGACTGATCCGCAAGTTGTTGATACTGGTCTTTATGGTCTTTCAACAAAGATGACAAACGATCTCACAAAGAAAATCGTTGCTGAGTTTGACAAAGGTACACTTACATTTGATGCTTCTATTACGGGTCTTACATTTGATGCTGTTGTTGATGCTATTGCTAAGTTCCCTGGTGAGCTTACTGATCAGGAAGGTCTGTTCCTGTTGATCAATAGACAGGATCTTGCAAAGCTTCGTAAGAGCTGCAAGGATGAGCTCAAGTATGTTGAGGACTTCATCAGAACTGGTTATGTTGGAACTCTTTGTGGCGTTCCGATTTATGTAAGTGATGCGGTTCCAGCTAACAAGGCTTATCTGGCTACTCGTGCTGCTGTTACTATCTTCACTAAGAAAGGTAACGAAACCGAGCAGGAAAGAGATCCTAACACTAGAAAGAATACAGTTTATGCACGTAAGGTAATGCTTGTTGCTCTTACAGATGCTACTAAACTTGTTGTTATCAAGACTGGCACGACTGCGTAATTAAAATAAAAAGGAGTTAAGTGATGTTAGAAAAGATTAAGATTTTACTTGGTCTTTCCGAAGAAGATGAAAGTAAAGATGATTTGCTTAATACATTAATCTCTTTGTGTAAAGATGAAGCTATTGATTATTGTAATTTAGATGAATACTCTTCTAAACTTGACTCCGCTGTAATTGCAATGGTAATTGAAAGATATAATAAGATAGGGACTGAGGGAATCACCTCAGTCTCTACTTCTGGTATTAACGAATCTTATACAGATTTTTATAGTGAACCTGTAAAGATGAAGTTAATTAAAAATAGAAAAATAAGGGTGGTACATTGATATGGTTATGCGAGACACTTTACGCCAAATGAAAAATACTTATGAGCGTGATAGGATGGGTGGTCGCGTTAAACCTGGATGTGTCAACTCTGATGTTAAATGTAGGGCTTCTTTTAATGTGAGTCCTGAAGTCGCTTCGGAATATGGAA